CATTGATTTTCTGAATCAGAGCATTTGCTAATTCTCTATATCCTTTGTCAGTTTCACTTCCAAAATAATTATCAAATACCGGCTTTGCAAACGGCTGTGCTGGCGTCTTAACAGACTTAACTTTTTTCCATTCTCCATTTACTTTGAAAGTTAGCCAATCAGCTTTCCTTATTTGTATATTTGCTCCGTGTTCACGGATATTGCTATACCAAACATTGGATTTATTTATTTTTCTTCTTGTTGTAAGCGCCGCCCTGTTTTCGTCAAAGAATATAAAGTTTATAGCGTTTGCCAGCCTTCCAGTTCTCCTTGGTGCGTTTGCTTTTGCTTCACTTGTCATTTGTTGCCCTACTTTGTTTAGCAGTTCAAGAAATATATTACCAAGTCCGCTAGAAAATATTTTGAGCTTGTTTTCAAAGGATTTTGAATCTAATTTACATGAAAGCATTTTATATCCGTATTTTCCTGTAATTTGATATTTGGGTCAGGTACTTTGAAAAATCAACAGTATTGATGAATGTTCTAGAACCCGAATCTGAGAACTGTTTACTTGTAATTCCTATATTTCCATTACTTTCAGTTTGTAAAATTGCCGCAATCCTCATAATGGTTAATTGAATTATATCCGGCACTTCAATTGCATCTTCCAATATACCTGTAATGGGATTTAATAGTTTTTCTTCAATGTTATAACCGACATAATCACTAACGATGTTTTGAGATGACAAAAGATATGATTCTTGTAAGTTTGTATCGTCAGTAAAAACGCCAGTATACGCGCTGAACTTATCTACAGAAACTATCATTATATTTCCTTGCAATCGGCTTTGAATATTTTTAATAACTCACATGATATAGTATACATTTTATCTTTCTGGAAATTTCCATAAACACCTATATAGGAATTGTGAAATATAACTTTTACTTCTTTCGCTACGCTTTCGGTATTATTATCTATTGTTTCTTTCTTTCTCATAATTTTATAATTCCTTTTCAAAAAATGGTGTTAGAGTATTAATGACTGCAAAGGAGGCGATACAATCTACTCTAACACCGGGAAACATTTTTTACTTACCTTAAACTGTTAAAAGCCCAAAAAAGTTTTTATTAATTATCTTTGAACCGTTACCAAAGACCATTGCTTGGAAATAAGTATTGGTATCGCCGACTTTCTTGATTGGTTCAATTTGTACTTCGGAAGCCAAACCAAAACCGTAATCACTCATTCTACCAGCAACCGCTACAGTTGACCCGGCAGTTACAGAAGATGGAGCATAACCAGTAAGTAATACTCTTACACCTTCAATAGTTTTATTGCGGATAAGTTCTTCTTTGTAAAGTTCTGCGACACCGCCGGATGCGTCACTGATAATATAGGCATAAATAGTTGGGCTCATTACGATAATTGCATCATCAGTAAAATCTCTGACTTTCAATGCAAGATTTACCAAGTCATTCATGCGAACAGCACCGGCATTTGCACAATTTACATTCTCGGTAAGGCCGTTAAATAAACCGTCAAAGTTTAATCCAGTGCCGTCACCTTGTATAACTTGCTTTGCAAACCCGTCGGCGAAAGCATCGGCAAATATCATTGGCAATTCGGATTCGAGGTTCACGCTTCCTAAAGTTAATGCCTCTGCACTTACTGGAAGAATTGATACGAAAGCATGGGGAGTAATTGATTTACTTCCAAGTCTTGCCTGTGTATCTACGGCAATATTTGTTGCTCCTTCTGCGTATGCGCCGGGTACTGCAAGAGTTGGTGACCAAACTGGAATATTTGTAGACGCATTTGGGCCATAGAAATACCTGACCAGGTTAAGTACTTCCCTCTTTTGAGAAAGTTCTTTTGCAAGTTCCCTAATTTGATTGATTGCTCCAGTACCGTTAAGCGTGATAGCTCTTTTTTCTATCATGGCTTTTTTAATATCTTCCATTGAGGTGCTTCTTTCCTCAGTTGGGACATTGGCCTGAGCTATTTGTTGCTCAATTTCACGCTTTTGCAATTTTAATTCGTCTAATCTTTTCTGAGCTTCATCAGATTTCATAGAGCCGTCTTTCACTTTTTCAGACAAAGAACGAAGTTCAATGTCAATTTTCAATAATTCTTCTTTTTTCATTTTTATTCCTTTATATTGCTAATTCCGCTTCAATTAGAAGTTCTATTTGAGTTGTATCTTCTTTAGTTTCAACAGAAGTGTTTACTTGTTCTTGAGTGGTATTACCCTGCTCCGTTTCAACTGCTTCTTGTTCTTCACTAATGAGATTTCTCAATGAATTAATAGTATCCTGTATAGTTAGTTTATCTGCATCTTGTAACTCATCTTTTTCCAAAGCATCATTTAATACTTCGATGTTTATATTGTTTTTTTCAAGTCCCCTCATATATGTTAAACTGGTTGTTTCTTCATAGGCCGGAAATGGGACACAGAAACTAACTTCCATCAATTTAACTTCTTTCAAAGTTCTGGTTTTCCCGTCAATTTCATCTATCCATTTTACAGGCTTAAAACCGAAACTCATAGTTTTTACATCACCACGGCTTATAACCTCATAGGCGTCATTTGCATAACTTGTATTTGGCAATTCGCATCGGCATATTAAACCTTCTTCATTGTTTTCTAAAACTAAAGTGCCTGATTCTGTAGAACCCAATACCCTGTTATCATCATGGTTATATAATGCCCTGACAACGGTTTTATCTGCCAAAGTTTTTTTGAAAGCTGTTTTACTGATTATTTCAGTAGTCCCCCAAATTGGCACTGACTTAGAATCATAAGGGATAATTCCCTCAACTATTTTCTTTCCAGTAGCCCCAATTTCTGCCCTTAACTCTATGCTGTTAAATGATATTTTTCTTTTTTCGTGTTTGTTCATCGTTATTCCTTTTTGTTTTTACTCTCAATTAAAATGTTAAGCTTTTCTTCCATTCTAATCTGCGTTTCTGTAATTGAACGTATTTGGGCCGACAACTCTGATATTTTGATATTTTGAGTGTCCTCTAACTTGCAAATTCTATCATGCGCCCTAACCAGACTCTCTTTATTTGCAATACATTGTGTATGTAATTTGCTCATGTTCCAAACCATTAAACCTAAAGTGATTATAAGTGTTGCCAACGCTACTATTGCTTCTATCCCCATTTTTCTATCCTTAATCAATATTTTTTATTATAACGCAGAATAGGAAAATCATTGTTATCGCTATTGTTATTATACATATCATTCATATTGTCTCACTAATTAGTTTATATTTTATCATCACCTTGTAAAGAATGGTTGCCAGCAGTATTAGGGCTGTCGGTATTTAACTCTTGCAGTTTTAATTTTGAATTTGCCATATAAGCATCAACTACTTCATTTGTAAGCGGCATTAAATTAGCGGGCAGGAAGTGATTATCCCCGGCTTCAATCTCTGGAAGGTTCTCTTTCCGTCTTATCTCATTCGGTGAAAGTATACCGTTTTGGACTTGCTTTGCATAAGTTTCTATTCTGGCCTGTAATGAAGTTTTTAACAATGAATTATATGAATATTCAAAATACACCCTGCTTCTTTCGCTTAATGGAATCAATTTATTTATACTTTGCTCAAGTTGTGTAGCAATCGGCCTGATAGCGCTTTCTATGAATAAAATATATATGCTCTCGATTTCCTTTTCACTGTCAGAGCCGTTAAGCAAAGTTAGCGGAACACCAAACAGCTTGGCAATCTCTTTTTCCTGAAATTGCCTGTTTTCCAAAAGCTGGTTAGCCCGGTTATCTTTATAATCAGTCTCAATTTTTGCATAATCTATTTTCCCCGATTTTATCAATGGTTTGCCAGCATTTCTAATTCCAGTATAATTTTGCAAAAATTTGTTTCTTAACTGTTGTATCTGCTCCTCTGTAGCATTGGGGAACTCTTTTGTAATATCAATAATCAGACGGTTCCCGACATTGTTGTTAAACGAATTGTTGATAAACACGTCCAGCTCGGAAGTGTTTGCAAAAATCTGGTTGCACTCACTAAATATTGATTTCCCGACAAGGCCGTCATAACCGTAGCGGCTTGGTATATGAAGTATTTTGTTTCCGTAATATTCAACCCCATTGACTATATAAACTTTTTGGTTAAATGAATCCCGCTTAACTTTCACAGTGTTTGGGTTTAACCTGAACAGGGCAATTAGATTACCATCTTCATTATCGTACTTGTACCAGAAAATGTTTCCATTGAAATAATCTTTTACACTACTATAAAAAAATTGAAACTTCGTTTCGTCATAGTTCGGATTGTTTATCAATTCATATAGCGGGTATTCAGATATTTGTTGTTTTGTTTGCGAGTTATAGAATGCCCCTGTTAAGTTCGCCAATGACGAAGCGATTAAGTCTATCGCGGAGAAGCTGGTAGCATCTTTTCCTGTAATAATATCACTATTGCTTGAGAATATTGAATTTATTCTGTTTGCGGTTATATTTCTTCTCTTAAATATTTTTGAAAATATGTTCATTGAAATTCCTATTATTTAGTTTTAAAATAAATTTAATATTGAATTGAAGTCTGTATTTATCGGGATATGATTTTCATTTGCCCTGCAACGGGATAAAGCCATAATACTTGATACAACACCGTCAATTCTTGCCGTAGAACTCTTGCCTTCTTTAAGCGGCTTATAATTATTATTTACATCTGGTTTAATAACTGCGTTTCCTACCATCCATGTCATGCACGGATTATTACAATGTATTCTTTTTTCATAGATTAATCTCTCAAAGTCTTTACTCGGTATAGCCATAGAGCGTAAGCTCTGGTCAAACTGAACTAATAAAGTATTAGGGAACAATTCCTCCAAGTTATTTATCAAACGATTAGAGTTCCATTTATCATAGGCAATCTCAACTATATTGAAATCCTTTGCAAATTCTTTTAAGTCTTTTTCTAAATAACTGTAATCAATTATGTCACCCGGAATAGAAGTAACTACTCCATCTATGACCCACTTATTTATATTGATGTTTTCATGTTTATAACGCTCATTTATTGTTTCACTCGGTACATAAAACTTATGATACAAGTAAAAATGATTTTCTTCTTCAAAACATAGTGTTATTCCTGTAAAATCACCAACACTTGAAAGGTCAAGGCCAATGTAAACATCTTTTTCCCGGAAATCCTCCAAATTTTTCGTATTTTTCAATTCCAGCCACTTCTGAAGCGGAATCCAGTTCGTAATTCCGCCAGATTGCCAGATTCCGCACGTTTTCGCCTGAAAATCGGCATGATGGGATGGCGTTATCAGCGCATCGGCCAAATCGTTNTCNAAAATNTCNGGCCTGATGATTGTACCGAGTGACGGATTGGCTTTGATGTAATTTTTTCGGTCTTTCCAGTCGTCATTATCATCATAAGCGTAAATTATCGTGAAATATGTATCGTCTGTGAGTAGGCCGTTCAATATTTTTCGGGCTTTTTCATTTTCAGCGTAGCAGGGACCTGAAATATTGGTTCCGGCTGATGTAATTATCAATACTAAATTATTTTTTCTTGCTCTCCCGCCATATTTGAAAGCAGTAATAATTTTATCAGTGTCATAACACCAAAATTCGTCTACTACAGAACAACTATTTTTATATGAATCTATTCCTCTTGCTTCGGAAGTGAAAAATTGAATAAATTTGCTACCAATACGGATTCCACCCTCAGTAATAAACATATTTTTATCTATTGTGAACGTGTCAAGAAATATCTGTTTTAACTCGGTATACGTTTTTCCTGATTGATTTCCGTCCTTACTAACAAAAAAGGCTTCTGCCGAATTTGTAGTTATAAAATCATAAAGAATTATCGGAAACAATAATGAAGTTGTCTTGCTATTTTTTCGGGCAACTTCTACATAACTTGTCCTGAATCTTCGCCTTGAATTGTCCAGCTTGTGAACCCATCCAAACAGATTATAGTATATAAATTTGTGCCAAGATAATAATTGTAATTTCGCATTTAAGTCTGGTATCTGTAACTGTTCTGCAAAGTCAATAATTTTATCCGCTTGCTCTATAGATAGTTCATAAAGAAAATCCTCATCTTTCTGTCGGTTCAAGTCATTCAGGAATCTTTCAATGGCTTTCTTGGTATAAATGCCTGATAGTATCTTTCCAGATTTTATATCCTTACAATATTGCATTACATCTTCATAGTGTTTACTGGAAATTGCTGATATTGATTTTTTTGTTTTCGTCTTTACTATCATCTTTATTTACCTGATATTTTGAAATTGAAAAATATGTTTTAATTTGTTCCATCATTACTGTGTTGATGCTTTTATATATATCTGGAGTCTTATCTATATCTACATTATCTAGGCGCGCGCTTAATTTATTAAATGAATTATATAGTGTGGCTTTCATATCTTCTAATCTCTCATAGTCAGCGCGCGCTGGCATTATCCCATTTCTATCCTGTCTATATGTTCCGTCTTGTATGTGTGCGTCTAATGGCTTCGATTTACCNCCTTTTGGCATTTATATTCCCTTATTGTAATTAGTATGAAAAATGTCACGGTATAAAAACTTGACCGGGGGAGGGTGTTGTAAAAATTTTTCGATGTTCGCCAAAAATGGGGTTATGGGCTCTGTTCCACAAAAAAATTATGAATCATAGTATTTGAAATGGAACCCGTGAATTGAATGTTTCACGCCACACAGAACTCTAGAAAGAGCTGAATGTTTCACATTTAATTCTAAAGCAGCATCTGTTATAGAATTGTATATTTTGTTCGTTTCAAGGCATATAATTTTTCTACAGAATTGATTA